CTTTAATAAAATTTCTAAATTCTTCATTACTTGTAACTGCTACATAAAGTGCTAGCGCTGGAAAACGAATAGACAATCCATATCTAATAATATCTGGCAAATTATTTACAATTGCCACCAAAACTGCTTCCGTAGTCTTAACTGTCAACAGAGCAGAACCCAAAGTTTTAACAGACGTTAATAAATGACTAAAACTAAATTGTGTGCACCCTGTACCCAATACAATGGCCATCACAATACCAATCAAGCTCTGCGCTAAAGTGGTAACATTCTGACCTGTGCCTTGGGTATGCCTAAAAGTTGATTCAGCCGGCATTAGCTGTGACAGGGCGTCAAGTACTATCTGTTTGAGGTGTGTATTATAAACAAAAAGACCACCAACTCCTAACATAGCCCAGGATGCTGAAATTCTTCCATCATACCAAGCTGCAAAAAGAGCTAATGCAGTAATAATATCCATAATATGTCTCTTAATAAATTCTGCAATACCATTTGTCTCACCAAACAAAGATTTTAAGCTAAGCTTAGCATCTTTGAACATGTGATACATATAATAATACCCAACAGCGGATCCAATATAACCAGCTGCAGATGTTGCAGAATACATCAATAACTCTAATCCTTGTATCTTTCGCGCATTTATCTCAAAATATCTTCTATCCAAATCTAACGTTCCATTTCCATTATAGAGTCCTGACCTCCTATACCACTGATCATCTGTGGTAAGTCTAGACGTACGTACAAACTTAAAATATAATCCAAATCGCTTTTTCAAATATTTTTCTATCTGTTTTCCTATCGTTTTGTTATAGACGATGGCACTATTCTTGCTATTGTAAGCGACAAGCTCGCCTTGGAAAAGAGACAGATTTCCACTGTGTTTTGATAAAGTCGACATATTTGCGTTACGCGGTTGGTGCCACCATACACCATTAGGTTTTTGTGGATTACTATCCGGTTTCTTACCAAAGCTCTCGCTTTGGGCCTTACCTTTAACCCGCTCGGCAGCTGGGCAAACGTCACTACATAACTTCCTGACGATTGGAACCTGATCAATAAAACTTGGAGGGCTCAAAGTGCCCACGATACTCGGTTTAACACCAACAAAAATAATTTCAGATTTCTTGCAATTAGAAGCTGCAAGATGACTTGATTTAAATTCAAACATCTTTGCCTTACGCAGTTCGTGCAACCATACACGTTTAGGTTTCATATTACTATATCAACTATTCCAATAAATTGGACCTCTTACTTTTGAAACATTGTCGAGGACAATATCGAATATCACTAACCTGATAATTGGTTTTGCTACTTATCTTAAAAACAACCCGTAGCGATCGTTCAACCCATCTCGTATGAGTTACAAAATAAAATTTGGTTACATTACTTCTGTCTAGCTTCACAAAAGTTACTACTTCTAGAACAGCTTCACCAAATAAGCCGACTACACGACTAACAAAACAACACAAAAACATAAAAGTATAAATTTAATCAATAAAAGTGTAGCAGGCTTATGAGATGTACCATAAAATGGTAACACCACATCTATGAGCAGATG